ATGTAGCTTTAATTTTAGGTATCAGCTACATTCCGAAAAAAGACTAAGGTTGCCCCGGAGGTGAAGCAACACCTACCGGAGCACGTATCTAACTTAATTGGGTAAGTTAAATACAGGTAAAGTATAACATACCTTCCTGTATTTGAAAAGAAAATTTATACCAGGAGGGCATTTTTTATGTCTAAAATCACAAAACACACCGAAAACGCAACTAAAAACCAGAGCCTTGCAAGCGAAATCATCGCAGATCAGGCAACAAAAACAAAACGTCTGGAAGTCGCAGTTGTAGCGCTGTCAGTAGCTTTACTTGCAACAGTAGCAACTAAAAGAAAGAAGTGAGGGATATGAGAAAAAGAATGTATTTTATCGGAGTGATGGCACAGGTTGGAACATTTTCCACGATTACATTATTGCTCTGGTGGATGACGGAAATGGATGTACTTGAGCTGCTCTGCATAAGTGCAATGGTATCTTCAATGGTATCCCTTCCTATTTTATGCAGCTAGAAAGGTGGGTAAACGGAGTTGAATAAGCTTTTGGAAAACAATCAGGTAACACTGGTTGGAGAAATTAAAACAGAATTTGAATTTAGCCATGAAGTATATGGTGAAAAATTTTACCGATTCGAACTTAGCGTAGAGCGATTTAGCGGAACGAAAGATGTTCTTCCGGTTGTAGTTTCTGAGAGACTCATTGATGTGAAACAGAACTATACAGGAGAAATGATGGAAATTCAAGGGCAGTTCAGATCGTTCAATAAGCACGAAGAAAATCACAGCAGATTGCTTCTTTTTGTGTTCGCAAGAGAAATTAAATTTGCAGAGGAAGGTACATATCACACCAACAATATTCTTTTGGATGGATTTATCTGTAAACCGCCAGTATACAGAAAGACACCAAGCGGAAGAGAAATCGCAGATATTCTTCTTGCAGTAAACCGCCCACATGGAATATCTGACTACATACCGTGCATTTGCTGGGGAAGAGATGCCAGATATATTAGCGGTTGCGAAGTTGGAGATAACATTCTTTTGCAAGGAAGAATACAGAGCCGAGAATACACAAAAAAAGTTGAAACTGAGGTTGAAAAAAGAACGGCTTATGAAGTTTCAGCATATTGGTTGGAGGATAAAACAGTATGAAAACAGTAGAATTGAAACAGCTTAACATTGAAAACTACAAGAAGTTTGAGTCTGCGGAGTATCAGTTTGCACCACGAACAATGGTGTCCGGTAGGAACCGTCAGGGTAAAACAACGTTGATGGACGCATATTTTGATACACTGACCGGAAAGCTTGCAGACGGTACATCTCCGAATAATGTCAGAAGAAAAGCAGACGGAGAAGAAGTTGAGGGTGTCGTATCAAGAGAACTCACACTTCTGATTGATGGAGAGGAAACCGTGATCCGTAAGGAAACGAAGAAAGGTAAATATTCCAGTACCACAAAATATCAGGTTGATGGGTTTGATTACAACCAGACGAAGTATAAGGAATTTTTAAAAGGAATATCAGACTCAGAAACCATTATGATGTGTAGTAATGCCAGAGTATTCCTTAATGAACTTCGAAAATCAACAGCAAGTGCCAGAGTAATGCTTGAAAAGATGGCAGGGTTCAATGCGGATAAAGTATTACAGGACAATCCAGAAGTTTCGGAAATCATCAAGAATCATTCTGTCGAGGAAGTTGTGAAAAAACTCAATAGAGACAAAAAAGACTTCCAGAAGAAAATTGATGCCAAAAAGGTTGAAATTGATACCGTAAAGAAACAGGGAACACCAGATTTTACCATTCTTGAAGAAAAGAAGAATGCCGTGCTGGATAAACTGAATGGTCTTCTTGAAAAAGAAAAGCTGCTAAATGAAACCAATAAAGCATATGACGAGCTCTGCTACGAGATTACAGGTCTCAAGAAATCCAGAGATGCGATCATTTCAAATGCAGCAGAAGCATTACAGGAAGAAAAGAGAAAAATCGTTTCCTTATTAAATGACAGGCGATTCAAGCAGAAACATGAAGAAGAAAATCTCCGAATTCTGGGAAATTTCCTTGCGACCGCTGAGAAACCAGAACGAATTCAGCAGAGAATTACGGTTTTGCAGGAGAAATACAAACAGACATATGCGTCCACATTTGACGAAACAGCTTTAAATGCAATACAGAATGAAAAATTTGATCCTGAATCAGCTATTTGCCCGACCTGCGGACAGGCACTTCCGGAGGAACAGGTTGAACGTCTTAAAACTGAATTTGAACAGAAGAAACAGGAAAGAATCCATGCAGAGTTTGCGAAAAAAGAGCAGTTTAAAGCAGACAAACAGCAGAAACTTAAAGACATTACAGAAGAAGGCAATTCCGAAGTAGCCAGAAGAAAAGAAGTTGAGGAAAAGCGCAAAGACATCGAATCGCAGATTGAGCAGACAAAGAAAAATATTTCTACTCTAGCATCTGAGATTGCACAGAAAAATCATGAATTAGAGAAGCTTCCGTCAGAGCCAGATATGTCTGGAAACGAAGAGTATCAGGCAGTTGTAGCAGAAATCCAGAAGAAACAGGAACAGCTTGACGGACTGACTAATAATTCTGAGGAAAATGCAGCAGTTCAGGCAGAAAGAATGTCTGCTGAAAAGGAACTTACAGGAATCGAAACAAAAATTGAGATGGCAAAACAGGCAGTTCAGAAACAGACAGAAACACTTGAACAGCTGAACACAGAACAGAAAGAGTTAGGTCAGGAAGATTCCGATATTCAGCAGAAACTTGACATGTTGAAAGAATTTTCCATCAAAAAAAATCAGGCACTGGCAGAAGCTATCAATCCACTTTTCAAGCACTTTCAGTTTCAGTTTTTGGACTATACGCAGGACGGTGAGCCGGTGGAAGTTTGCAAGATGATTTGTGACGGAATCGGATATTTTGATGGATTGAATCACTCTGATCAGATTCTTTGCAACATTGACCTCGTGACTGGTTTGCAGGAATTGAACGGCTTAAACTTGCCAATTTGGGTTGATGATGTTGAAAGTGTGAATGCTGACAGAATACCAGATACAGGCAGACAGATGATTCTACTTAAAGTTTCCGACGATGAATTAAAAGTGGAGGGAATTTAATATGACAACGACTACATACAATATTCCAGAAGCTATCAAGGCACAGGATTGGTATTGTAAAACAAAGATATTGCCACGTTTTGCACCGGGCAATGGTATCTGTTGGTCTTGCCACCAGAATATCTATTCCGAGAAAGGACGGACACGTACCGGATATGACACACATGGCATCTCAGTAGAAAGTGCAGCAGGGCAGTTGATTACGAGTTGCCCGTTCTGTAATAGAAGTTATTGCGATTAAAACGCAATAGGATTAGCATAGTTAGCTTTGCAACGGCAAAGCGAAGCAATGAGAAGCGAAGCAAGGGATATGCATAGAACAGATATGAAATGCCACGGAATAGACAGGCATTGAACTGCAGCGTGAAGAAATGAAATGCAATGGAAACGTTGAGAATAGAATAGCCTAGTAAAGCAAAAGCATAGCTAAGCACTGATTTGAGATGCAACGGCATAGAAGCACACTTCTGAGAATCGTAAAGGAGAAGCGTAGAAGCACACAAAAAAGCCAAGGCGAGGTTGCGCGACGCAAGGTATGGAACGGCAAAGGAATAGCTTAGAAGGGAACGGCGTGGCGACGGATTAGCCGAGAATTGAATTGCGGTGGAGAAGCGTAGAAACGCACAGAAACGTAACGGAACAGATATGTGGGGAACCGCACTGCAACGGATTAGCGAAGCTGAGAAAAGCCAAGGAAGAGCAGTGAAAAGAACAGCGCAGCAATGGAACAGCTTAGAAAATCGAAGAATTGCAATGGAGGAGCATGGCCTTGACAAGCAAAGTATTAAGCAAAATAAAAAAATCGGAGGAATATGAGATGAAAGAATTAAAAGTCAGATTAACATTTTTAGAGGAAGTTTTAGGTACTGCAAATGCAGAAAAAGATATTCACGAGAAGTTTATAGCATCAAAAGCACCAGATGCACCTTCCAGAGAACAGGAAGTTGAAGCTTTAGGAATTGAAGAAGTTATTGAAAAAGGTCGAACAGTATTTCCGAAAGATGATAACGGCAATCCGTTCCTTTGGGACTACCAGATCAGAGGATTCTTTAAGTCAGCTGCACAGGCCGGTTCCTATATCGGCGGAGCAAAGAAACTTGCAGCTTATAAGAAAAAAATTGACTTACTGGTATTTGTAAACGAACGCAAAATTCCGTTTGTTCTTCCAGAAGGTACAGAACTTTCTGATTGTCAGAGACCACTGAGAGCGCAGACAGCACAGGGCGAAAGAATCTCTTTGGCAGACAGCGAAACTGTGCCGGCAGGATCAACAGTAGAATTCACAATCAAAGTACTTGATGATTCACTCATGAAATATGTAATTGACTGGCTTGATTATGGAGAGTTTAACGGCATTGGTCAGTGGCGAAACTCAGGCAAAGGCCGTTTCAAATGGACTGAAATCACAAAATAAGCTACGGCATGGCTGAATGTAGTTATGATAGGCAAAGCAAAGGCGCAGAATTGCTGGGTAATGATTTGCTTCGGCGAAGCGTAGCAAAGTAATGTATCGGAGTGGTACTGAGAGGTGCAGAAGGGCAAAGTTATGGAATTGAAAAGAGTTGATACGTTTTGGCAAAGTAAAGAGAGGTTTCGCATAGTGAGGTAGCGGAAAAGCGCAGCAGAGCAATGTGTTGTAAAGAAATGTAACGCATTGGCGAAGTAGGGCAGGGCAAAGATACGTATAGGCGAAGCACGGAATAGAAAAGTAAAGTATAGCAATGGTGCTGAGTAGAGAAGATGAGCAAAGGATAGGCAGAGCGTAGCTCGGTTATGATTTGCTTTGGCGAAGTGCAGAACTGAACAGAAATGCAAACAAAAAATGAGTTAATTAATAAAAGAAAAGGAGAATTAAAATGGCAGAAAACACACAGGTAGCAAATTTTAACACACAGCTTTCCTACTACACAAATCGGTATGTCGATTTAATGGAAAGAGATTTGACTTCAAGAGGAATGGAATTTGATTCATATTCAAAAGATTGTGTAGTAGCAGCAATGGGATCTATTTTCCAGATGGTACATGAAAGCGGTGTGAGTTTTGAAGCAATCAACGGTTCTAATCTTAAATTTATCCTGAGTAAAGTCGCAGCATTAAAGCTGAACGCAAATGCACAGCCGAGAGAATGTTATTTCCAGATCAGAAACGTAAACATAGCGGCAAAAGGGCAGAAACCTCAGTGGGAGAAGAAAATCGAATTTGCGATTGAGGGCGACGGAAACGATGCTCTTGTAAGTAGATATGGTGTCAATGTGGCTAAAGTATTTCCATATTGGAAAGTAAGAGAGGGTGACAAGTATATCCCACCAAGACACAGAGGTGTAGAAATCACACCGCCGGAATGGGAAGAATCTGGAATTGGAAAAGTTGTTCGCGTGGTATATCCAATTCAGTACAAAGATGGTCACGTTGAATACCTTTCATGCGAAAGAGCAGACGTACTGAAGAATCTTGCAGCACATATTAAGAACAATCTTCAGAATGAAACATTCGGTATTTGTGCAGACAGATACAAAGCTACAGATGCACAGAAAACTCAGATTGAAGCAAAGAAAAAAGAAATCATGAAAAAGGTTGCTGATATTGGGGAACTG